AAGCTTGTCCATGCCGAGACTGGCGAGCTTGTTGTCCCAAAAGCTCTTATTGAGAACAACCCTGAGTTAAGAGATTCTATCTTTGGTCATTTGAAGGACATGGGTATTGAAGACCCAGAGAGATATGTTGTTGGATCACGGGCAAACTCTATAAACCCTGACACTGGTTTGCCTGAGTTCTTTCTCAAAGATATATTTGATAAGGTTGGCGATGTAATAAGGAAAGTAGCCAAGCCTGTGTTGACTGTCGCAGGGGCTGTAATATTAGCACCTTTTGTTGGGCCGACCGCAGGGGCTTCCATAGGTGCGGGTATTGGCGGCTTGATACAAGGGGAGAGCTTTGAAGAAGCGTTAGGTAGTGCTTTAACCGCAGGTGCTACGGCTACTATTGGATCGGGCATCTCCGGTATGTTTGGTGGAGCGGGATTTACAGAGGGGGTTAAAGCAGGGTTTACCCCTGTTGGCGCCACAGGTATGCCGACTTTTGGTAAAATGCAAGAAACTTTAGGTGAAATGAAAAAAATGTATGGCCCCGCAGAGGCGTCTGGGGGAGCAAGTGGTGCCGCCGGAGGAACAGGAGAACAGTCAACGTTTAGTAAATTAATGTTTGGCGAAAAACCTACGCCGGATGCAATTAGCGCTGCAAGAGATAAAGCTTTTGAAAGTGCAAGTGCTAAAGTAAAAGCGTTAGACCCTACCGCTACAACTCAAGCCACCAGTAAAGGTCTTTTAGCGGCGGATGCGGCCGAGGCTGCTTTACAACCAAGTTTATTAAGAAAGTATGGACCATCCGCAGCTCTAGCGGCCACCGCAAGTGGTTTCTTTGATGCTCCTCCACAAGAAGAGTTTGAAGATCCTGACACAGGACAAGACCTCATAGATGCAGATCCTAATAAGTATCTTGTGCAAAATACTCAGATACAAGGGACTACCCCTCCGTACATGGTACCCACTCAATTTCCTTTTATGCCTCAACCTAGCCCTCCCGTAACGTTTGCGGCTAAAGGTGGCGATGTCTTTCCACGACGAAACGGTGGAATAGGCCCAGAGGAAGGCACTCCCGGTGAAGATAGTGTGAGAGCCATGCTGATGCCGGGTGAGTTTGTGATGACCACTAATGCTGTAAAAGGCGCAGGCGGTGGAGATCTTAACAGAGGTATAAACAATATGTACTCAATGATGAGAAACTTTGAAGCAAAGGCGAGAGCATAATGGCTACTGAAACACAACAAGTCGTACAGAGAGAAGCCCCTGAGATAGAAGCCTATAAACTCGGGTTATTACAATCGGCAAAAGAATTAGCCGACCAACGGGTAGGTCTTCCAAAACAAATGGTTGCAGGGATGTCTGGTTTGCAGGATCAGGCTATAAGAACAGCCTCTCCACAAGCAGGGGGTATTGGTGGTTATCAAGCATACCTAGACGCGGCAAGAGCAAGTATGGCAGGAGTACCGGGCATGGTAACAGGCGCCGTAACGGATGCAGGCCAGATGTATGGTCAAGGCGCAAGTGGTGTAACGGGTGAGCAGATACAAGGATACATGAACCCTTATCAACAGGCGGTACAGGACGAGATAAACCGTTCTTATGATATACAAGCCTCGCAGGCAGGGTTAGGTGCGGCAGGCGCGGGAGCTTTTGGAGGCAGCCGAGCAGGTATTCAACAAACCGAAATAGGTAGAAATAGAGCTTCAGCACTCGCGCAAGCACAAGCTCAAAACTTTATGCAGGCGCAACAGGCGGCTGAGCGTGAGAGACAACGGCAATTAGGTGCGGCACAAGGCATAGGCGCATTAGGGCTGCAAGGCGCAAGCGCACTCGGGCAGTTTGGGGTGCAACAAGCAGGTATCGGTGAGCTATCACAGGCAAGCGCATTAAAAGACATACAAACACAATTTGGATTGGGTAAGCAACAACAAGCTCAACAACAAGCAGAACTAGAGGCGAAACGACAGAGTGATCTAGCACAGCTTTACGAGCCTTATCAAAGACTTGGCTTCTTATCAGACATATACAAGGGCGCACCAACTTCTCAAATGACATTATCAAGAGCGTCTTCGCCTAGTGTGTCTCCGGCGCAACAGTTTCTGGGCTTGGGTATAGCAGGATTGTCCGCGTATGGCGGTGCTAAACAGGCGGGGTTATTCTGATGAGTCCTATAATGGGAATAAGTGGTTTTTTACCCTCTATACTCGAAAGAATTACAAAGACGCGGGAGGATGGTTCTAAATTTATACCTAATAAACCTCAACCTTTTTTTGAAAGAGATTCTTTTGGTATGCCTGTACTGGGGGATCGTCCCGTAGAGGACTCTATTAATTTTTCTGGTGGAATGGGTATGCTACAACAAGGACAAATGAGTCCGTTATCCGGGTTGGGTCAATATATAAACCAAGAGTTAGAACAACAAAACCAAGGCGAAGTAGATGAATTTATAGGAGAGGTAGGCGATATGGCAAATCAAAGATTTGGAGTGGACTTGGGCTCTGTGGGCCAACGTCCGATGTTCATGGCAGGAGGCGGAGCCGCTTTTCCTGACTTGAGCGGTGATGGCAAGATAACACAAAAAGATATACTTATGGGACGCGGTGTAATAGAAAAACAATACGGTGGCCCCATTGGTATGCAAGGCGGGGGTGATTTATTTGCTGCTGTTACAGGTGTATCAATCGCTAAGTTACAAGAGTTACCTATTGAAGAACAACAAAGACTTCTTGCCGTTTTTAAAGAACGCCTTCAAAATCAACAAACTCCTGCGGAAGCCTTGAGCGGGTCTTTACAAAATCTTGAAAGAGACACAGCCGTGCAAGAGAGAAGAGCTGCTAATTTAAACCAAAACGTAGATGCTAGAAGCCAACAAATAGAAGAACTTAATAGAAAAATGAAAATGCTAGAGGAAGGCGTTCAAGGAATGCAGATGGGTGGAAGCCCAATGATGGCACCCCCAATGCCCATGCCTGCCCCCGAAGCAGCACCGCCAATGGAAGCGGCGGCGCCACAAGAACAATTAGACCCAAATGTTGTACAACAAGCCCTATCACAAGCGGCAGGCGGTATAGCATCACTGGATGAAGCACAAAATTATGAGGATGTTATGAACTCAATGCGGGGCGACCAAGCCAGTGTTGAACAAAGACGACAGGAACTCGCAGGAGTAGTTGGACCCGGTGATGCCGGTCAAACACCAGATTCCGTGTTGACTTTGGTACAGCCTGTAATGATGTTGGCAAATGTAGATCAAGGTATAGGCGGTCTAGCACAAGAAGAAATGACACAACCTATGGAGGGTCCGATGGCGCAAGGCATAATGTCCACGGTTCCCGAGCCACCGATGGAGGCCGGCGGGACCGCTCCCGTAAATTTTAACAAAGGCGGTGAAGTCCGCCCTGTAGAATACTTCGCTCCTCCAAACATGAACAGAGTTGCAGGAGGTGGCAACCAATTTACGTTTAATAAAAATTTTCCTTACATTCCTACAGGTAATTCTCCAATAAATTATTTGCGTGTGACCGGTCTTCTGGGGTCTTCTGGGGATGATGATGCTGAGAATAAAGCTAATGAAGCTTTGAACGAAGAAAACAAAAACCCTGGCACAGGTAAGACTAGATTAAATCAACTTTTTGAAAACCAACTAGCGCTATATCGTAAAGTAGGCTTAGGTGATGATGCTGACCGCTCCGCTATGGCAGAGCAACAAAAACGTATGACGAAAGCGCAAATGCTCTTTGATATTGCAAGTACCGCCCTAGCGTTTGCAGCTCCTATGGAAGGAGAGCGACCAGGACTTAGCCCGGCAGAGAGACTGGCTATGGCAGCACGGTCCACGCAACTACCTGAAAAGATAGGCGCAAGAGCACAAGCACAACTTCAACTAGAGAAAGAATCTGCAAAAGAAGAAAGAGCTATAGAATTAGCTGCCTTACAATCTGCTGAAACGAAACTTGCAGCGGAGAAAGCAGCTGCTGATGCAATAGCGTTAGCTAGCGCAAAAGCAAAGGCAGCAAGTGGCGACTTAATGGTTGCAGAGATCCCTGGAGGACAGAATATATACTTTTATGAAACAGGTGCAGATGCAAAAAGCGTAAAACAAAAGGTAAATGAGGCCGGAGGTGCTATTTATAAGGTTAGTTCTAAGCCTGCCGGTAGTACAAAAGCCTTTAACGTACAATTTAAAGAAAAAACTTCAGGCAAATTATCTCCTATTTTTGATAAGAATAGTGTAGACGGTAAAGACTCTATGAAGAAATGGAAGGAAAATAACCCAGGCGATTGGGTAGAGGGTAAGCCTATTACCATTAAAGAAGACGTAGACATTACTGACCTAGATTTTTTCAAACAATTTAATATGAGAGAAGAACAGTTTAATGCTCTGCCCAAAGAAACTCAAGATGTTCTACGGGGTATTCCTACTTATGGTGAAGCTTATTATAGAGAAAAATTTAAAATGTCTAAGGCTGAGTTTGATGCACTGACAGCAGCAGAAAAGAAAATCCTAGTTGGATTGCCGGCTATAACAGACAAAGATTACTTTTTGAGGTTTGGATTTAAGCAGAAAGAACTTGAAGCATTAAGTCCAGAAAATCAAGCATTCGTGAGAGGTTTACCTGTCGTTACAGAAAAAGATTTCTTTAACAAGTTTAAGATGAAGCGTGAAGATTTTGAAGCCTTGCCGCTTGAGACAAGACAATACCTACAAGGTCTACCTGTGGTGACAGGAAAAGATTATTTCCAAAAATTTGGTATGGATCGGGAAGACTTTAATAACGCACCTAGTGAGTTAAAGAATAAAATGCTTGGTTTAGCTCCAGAAAGAGATATTAAAGTCATTGATGGTGAGATATATGAGGTTGTCGAGGGACAAGCCCCCAAGATTATCGGTGGGGAAAAGTTAGGAAAGCCTGCTAATATCAGACGATTTACAATAGATGGCGTTGAACAAGTCATAGACATTAATGATCCTAACTTTGATGCGTTCTTAGAAAGATATAACAAAGCTCTTGCTGATCCTAAGAGAACCGCAACAGTTAATACTGTAACAGGAGAGGCAACACCGAAAGCTTACTACCAGGATAATAACCTTTACATCAGTTATGACAACGGTAAGACATATACAAACGAAGAGGGTAAATCTACACCTATGCCAACAGGGGCTGTGCCACTTAGTGACACTACTACTTTTGATGTCATTAAGAGCACGAAAGTAAGAAAGAAAGCGGCTGCTGAATTAGCACAACTAGACGGACTCGTACTGAACTCCATTACAAATAGTGGAGTATCCGGTGACTGGAGTTCTACAAATAATAACATAAATACTGGAGGAGAAGGTCAGACACGGCAAGATATAGTCGCCGTTAGGGATGCTCTTGAAATGGCTAGAAAAGGCACTGGTTTTTATTCAGCAATCACGGCTCTTTTGGATAATGCAAGTTCTGTAGTACCAAGTTTTCTAAAGCCAGAATTTGTACAAGAGTTCGGAAGAAATACACAACAAGCTAAGCAATACTTGAGAGCCATACGAGTGTTAGGTCGATCCGCACTTGTTGTAAATAACAGGTTTCCGGTGGCTGAAATGGCAACAGTTGGCGTATTGTTCCCGGACCCTGATGCTTTTTTCCGTGATCCAACAAGTGAAGCTGATAAATTTATAGCTTTAAAACGACAAGCTTTAGAGGTGTACAGAATTAATCTTAGGGAGTTAAAAACAGGATTACCTAAAGAGTTACAAAAAGCTGTACAAGCTAATAACTTAGAAATAAAACGATTATTGTCTTTACTACAAGGCGTAAACACAGGTAGCACTGGCGGTGTGTCACAAAGCACCATAGAAAACATAAATAGGCTAGATAAAATAGCTGAAGAAGCGGCGGGGTTATAACTTAAATGGATATGAACGTACCACAAATAACTAATCCGTACCCTAAGTTAAATTATTCAAAAGAGGTTTTTGAAGAATCTTTACAACGTGCAAGTGACGAAGTAGCAAAAGAAGATTCTCCTTATTACGGAATGAACGGAGAAACTCTTTTTGCTCAAACGGTAGCTAAACAAATTAGTAAATTTAACCCAGGTATGCCCGGATACCTTAATTATCAGGGTTTAGTAAACGGAACAGCCGGGTGGTTTGATACACAACCAGATTTTCAAAATGTTCCGCCTAATGAACGAGGTCTTACTTCACAACAAATTCTTCAATTGTTTGTTAGAAGCAAGGAAACAGGAGATCCTGTTCAACTAGGGTCTGTATTACAAGGCATGAAAAAAGGAGCAGCGCCAGGCGCCGCCGGGTTTGTTGCTTTTAATTTAGCAGCGTCCAAAACAAACGCTTTGATGCAAGCTAGTCCGTTTACGGCGGTTCCAATTACCTTACCTCAATACTTACTTAGGGTGGGTGCGCCTTTATTCTCAGGAACAATAGCCGCAATTGCAGCACAAACTACAGCAAGAAATATTCAAGACACACTTAACCCGGATCAACGTTTACTGCTACCAAGCACCATGATGGGTGAGACTTTTGGACAAATAGGTATGGAAAACTTTCCTTATATTTTTCAACCTAGATTTTTATCTGACAAAGTAAATTTAGGGGGGCTACAAGTTCTTTCTGTTAATCAATCTGCTTATACACCCGTGAAAATGTCAAAAAGTTTGTTAACGGGTAAGCATAAAGTAAAAATTCCATTGGGCTTTAGGCTTACACGAGGAACAGAAAACCTTTTAAATAAAATGAAAGCTGACTCTAAAGCTAATCCTTTTAGGTTTTACACTGCGGAAACAGGGGCACTTGCGGCCTCTACAGCAGCCGGAACAGCTGCCGTAGAGGCCGGCGCAGGTCCGATAGGTCAGCTTTTTGCTGAAATGGGTGGCGGTGTAAGCGGCGGTATTCTTTCAGACCTTATTTTTGGTGGTGTAGCAGGCACTCTTAAAGGTGCTTATGGTATAGCATCTAATGTTTCAGAAAAAGGTTTAATTCCTGCTGTAACAGAAGTTTATAGAGGTGTTCAATCAAGAAATCAAAAAGATGTTGAAAATTTTCTTTTAGAAACAATTTATAAACAATTTGATGATCCGGAAGAAGCAAGAAATCATATTAATGAAATAATATTTAATTTGTCTGATGCAAATTTATCAAAAGCTTTAAATAAATACGCCGCGGATAATAATACGGATGTTCCTAAAATTACTTCCGGTGTGGCTTCAAGAAGTCCTATTATCCTAGGGCTTGAAAAGGCTTTAGAAGCAACCAGTTCAAATATTCAAAAACAGCGTGGTACAGCAAATGTTCAAGCTATCGAGGCGTATAGAAACGCAATTTTGGCTATGTACGCCACCGGTAATCCTCAACTTGTAAAGAAGGCAGCTGAAATAACTAAACAAGTGTTTGAAGGAGATTTGCAATCTAATTTAGACAAAAGCAATACTCGACTTTTAAATGCTTTTACACGTTTAAAGGGCGGAAAAGATAATGAATTTAGTGTTGAGTCTTTATCCGAGCTTGGCTTAGCCATAACCAAAAACATAAAAAGAAATAAAATAAATGATACAGCCAGAGGTACAAAGTTATGGAAAGAAATTAATAGTGACCTCGAGATAGAATCCTTCATAGACTTTGACGGCAAAGAGTCTGAAGTGCCTAATTTTATAACAATTTGGGATGAAATTTTTTCTGGAGATGCTGCGGTAGAATCATGGCAAGATGAGGCAAAAATAGTAAGTGCTTTAATTAATTTTACGGAACGAAAAAGAAATGAGCTTGGACTAAACAACGTGCCGGTAAATACCTCCGCTCAGGGGTTAAATACTACACCTAAAAAAGGTCCTATGTTTAATTATAACAAGCTATTAAACGAGGCACAGGGAACAAAGTATTTAGATAATTTTAAAGAAGCTATGCAAAAAGCCGGTTTATTAGATGAAGCGGATTTAACCGATGATAACTTTATAAATAAATTAAAGAATGACCCGGAAACAATTGCTGCGATTGCGGAAATAGAACGACGTTTTGCTCCAACAAAAAGTGACATAAGCGCATTTGGTGGGTCTAGCCCGGCAGTTAAAGGCATGAGAGAAGCTGAGAAGCTTACAAAACAATTACGGTTAGCTTTGCTTTCTAAGAAAAAAACATCAGAAGTCACGCCTCCTAGTGCCGAAGAAGTTTTAGAGGCAGCCCCAGACGAGATAAAACCAGTAACCATTGGTGAGTTAATTTCTATGAGAGGAAAAGCGTTGGCGCTTGGACGAGAAAACCCAGACAACAGTATTGTGCAAGGGATTGTAGGAAAGTTTATTTCAGCTATTGAACAGGATATAGATAGTTTTCCTCAAGGTGAAAACACAGCGTATGATATTGCTAGAGCCTATACAAAAGCGTTAAAAGATGTTTACACACGAAGTTATGTGGGAGACATTATACAAAAACAAAAAGATGGTGGGTACAAATTTGAACCAGAACAAGTAGCTCGAAACTTAATGTCTGGTAATGCAGCTTATAGACGTTCATTAGAATTAGATCAAATGAACCAATTTGCATTTAACACATTTATATCCGCAAGTTTTGAAACTGGTCTTGGCTCGCAAATAGATGCAGTGAATCAGGCTAAAAACGTTTTACTCAAGAAAGCAGAAAAAACAAAAGATAAAAATGGTTTTTACAATCTTAAAAAACTTCGTAAGTTTTTAGCTGAAAACAAAGAAGAATTAGAGGGTTTACCTGGGATAGAATACAAAAAATTTGGGGAAAGAATACAAGCTGTAGAGGGTAGTAATTTATACAATAATCTTCTTGAAACGGTTCAGAGTGCCACCAGTTTACGTTCAACAAAAGAAAATATACTACGAATAATTAGAGCGGAAGCTTTTAATGAAGATGATCCGGCAAAAGTAAACGCTCAAGCCTTATTAAAATGGACTCAAAAATCTGAAAACAAGTTGTTGTTAAAGACATTTCCAGATTTAAAAAAAGATATTGATGATATTGTAGGCGGTAACTTTTCAAAACTAGAAATGTTTAAGCAAGCCGGGTCTTTAAAAAGAGATAGTATTGCAGAGAAAAAAGGACTTTATTCTTTTTACTCATTGTTAGGAGATAAAGACGAAACACCTACAACGGTTATAGCCCGAGCAATAGGTCCTGTTGTAAATAGACCTATTAAAAACCTTGATGCTTTGTATGACTCAATCAAAAAGTCACCGGATAAATGGACAAGTCGCACTACGGGTGAAGAGTTTACAAAAAAAGAAGCACGAGATGGTTTTAGAACCGCTTTTTTAGAAGCTGTTCTTTTAAATACCGGTGAAGGAGCGCCCAAACCTATAAACGCATACCGGTTATTGTTTCAAAAGAGAGATAGATCAGAATCAAAAATGTCCATTGCCGAGTGGGCTACAAAAAATAAATTGTTTACTGAAAACGAAATGAAAAATATAGAAGAAATGTTTGCTCGTATGATTGAGTTTGAAGGCACAATTATGGCAGGACAAACAGGACAGGACGTACAGGGTCTTTTAGGTCAACTTGGACCAGGGGCCGATTTAATATTAAGTGTTCTAGGTTCTAGTGTAGGTACACGTTTTCAACAAATGTTTACGGGAGGAGGTTCCGGGGCTCAGCTTATCGCTGCCGGTAGAGGTGCCTCAGCTTTTAGAGATACCTATCGTAGTGTTATGCTTAACACCCCAAACCTTTTAAAAATGGATTTATTAAAAGATATTATTCAAGACCCGCAACTGCTTGTAACGGCGCTTAGAAAAGGTAAAAACCCACAAGAAAATAGAGCTGTTATGCAATATGTTTTAGATTTTATGGCTAAAAAGGGTTACATAACCGGCGTACAACTACCACGAGCTGCCGGTGTCACACTAGAACCAGGCCCCATGATTCCCCCTGTTAGCGAGGAGGAAGAAGCTACCACTACAAATGTGCAGCCGATTACGCCACAAAATCAACCCGTACAAACAAGACCAGGACCGCCACCTTCAAACATATCTCAAGTATCACCATCACTTAACCCTGTGCCTAATACGCAACCGGTTAACAGACAACGGTTCGCGGCTCTTTTTCCAGAAGACAGGGCACTTATTGAAGGCATAGGTAGTCTGCGCGGATGATCTTTTGGGATTTGCCCCTATGGAAAATGCCAAAGGAGCTAATAAAAAGAATATTAAAGTTCTTTAAACGAACAAAGCCCTAGTGTTTTCACCTAATACCGTCTGAGCTAAGTTAATTTTCTCTTGTAAAGCGGCTAATATCTTCTCATCAATAGTATCCGGCGATACCAAATCAATGTACGTCACCTTATTTGTTTGTCCAATACGATGAGCCCGGTCCTCAGACTGCAATCTAATCTCAAGATCATAGCTATTACTGTAGTATATCACCGTAGTTGCCGCTGTAAGCGTAATTCCGTACCCGCCAGTCCTCGGTTGCCCCACAAAGAAGCGCAGACTACTATCTTTGTCTTGAAAGCGCTCTACGAGCTCCTGACGCTCTTCCTGTGGGGTCGCACCATAATAGGTTGCAACCGCTTCGGGCCCGAAGCGGTTGCGCAGGGCATCAGCTATCTGTTGAATGTCGTATGTATACGTCGCCCAAATGATAGCCTTACCCTGAACTTCTTCACAAATGTCTAGCAGTTCCTTCTGCCGTCCATTTGGAAACGTCACTAAATTACCTTCATCGTCTTGTATATGACCGCAGCATATCTGTTGCAGTCGCATAATCTGTGTCAGAACGCTTTGTGTCGTGGCTAACTCACCATTATCAAGCTTAGTAAGTGCCAATCGTTTCATCTGTGTGTATGCCTTTTGTTGTTCATCGCTTAACGTTATATCTCGACGCATATATACTTTATCCGGTAAATCCAGGCATTCTTCTTTAAGTATTCTATTACTGAAGTTCTCTAGCTTGCTGTTTAATTCGTTTAACCGGCGATAGCCAACAATCTCTTGAAAGGACCGTGCACCCATAACCTTTCGTTTCACCAAGGCATAAGTGCTTTGAAAAGCATAGTAACTTTTAAAACCCAAGGCTCTTTCGGATAAAAAGATACATTGACTAAACAAATCCATCGGGCTCTTAGTGATAGGGGAACCTGTAAGGATACGTCTATACAAAGCTTCTTCCCCCAGGTTTATTATATTCTTGGTGCGTGTGGCTTTTCTGTTCTTAATGGTTGTACTTTCGTCCACAATCATCATGTTTGACGGGTTCTTCGTTAGATATATGTGCGCTGCTTTCATACCACGAGGCGTGGACAACGCCTCAATGTTCATTACAAATATTTTAAGTCCATCAAACGTGTTATACACAATGGTTTTCATTTCGTTCTGAAACCATTTAGCCGTCGATGGCGTCCATCGAACCACGCTTCTGTTTATATGATCCGGTAGATGTGCCGGTATCTCACCCTTCACCCAGTTATCATACACACCTTTTGGTGCCACAATAAAAGCTGCATTGATTCGTTTGTCCTCATATAAGAGCGCTAAAGTATCTATGGCTACCTTAGATTTTCCTGTACCCATCTCCATAAACAGGGCATAATACCTCGCGGACCACGATTCGTCCAAAGCTTTACTCTGATGTTTGAATGGTTTCGTTTTAAATTTATATTTTTTCATTTTTACCTCTTGACTACGGGAATATATACGCTTATATATGTAATTGTCAAGACCTGAAAAGGTTTTTAATCACGAAGGAGAATCACGATGAACGATATATTTGACGATATGGAAGCCGACTCAAATCAAGAGTCTTTATTTTCCAAACATAATTTAACTAACGAGGACCTGTCTACCCTCACAGGTATGGCTGATGCTATTATTAGACAGGATGAGTACACGAAGAAAGTTGAGGGCGAGCTAAAGGAAGCCAAAAAGAAGCTTCTTAAAATGACTGACGAAGATCTACCTACCATGATGACTGAGGCTAACACCATTAAGTTTGTTATGGAAGATGGGTCTGAAGTATCTATTAAGCCACAGTACGGCGCCTCTATTCGCGTTGATAATAGACCAACGGCGTATCAATGGCTTAGGGACAATGGCTTTGGGTATCTCATTAAAAACCAAATTATAGTTAGCTTTGGTGTTGATGAAGATGAGATAGCGACTGAATTTATGAATTTCATAGAGGGTCATCTCAAGGTTAAGTACCAAAAAGAAAACTTAGTTAGTCAAGTCGAAAAGATTGAGCCTATGTCTTTACGAACCTGGGTTAAGGAGCGTAATGAAAACGGTGAAGAATTTCCCATGGAATTGTTCGGAGCTTTCATAGGTCAACGTGCTGTTATTAAAAAAGGAGTTAAAAATGGCGGAAAGTAAGAAACAGGTAGCAGAGCCTAAATCTGCAAACGTAGTCCCATTGGAATCATTATTTGAGGCTGATGCGGGTAAAGGTAATGAGAATATTGGGCAGGATGATCTTGCGCTTCCTTTTCTTAAAATCTTGTCTGGATTAGACTCTATTCTTGATGACCACGAAACGGCAAGGAAGGGTGACATATATAATACTGTCACAGGCGGCGTTTACAAGGGCAAGGAAGGCATTAACGTAGTGCCCGTAGCCTACCAGAGGCGTTTTATACAATGGGCTCCTAGAGGCCAGGGTAGCGGCGCTCCGATAGCTATCTTTGCACCTAACGAAGATAGACCTCAGACAGAAAGATCCGCTGAGGATAACAAAGAGTATGTTGTTGGCGGCACGGGGGACTATATCGAGGAAACCCATCAGCACTTTGTTATTGTTCTTAATGAAGATGGGTCTGCCGAAACTGCTTTGATAGCGATGAAGTCTACGCAGTTAAAGAAGTCTCGAAAGTGGAACAGTATGATTGCGTCTGTTACATTACAGGGAAAGAATGGACCTTTCCAACCGCCACGTTTCAGTCATGTGTATCAACTCAAAACACTTGCTGAGGAAAACAGTAAGGGTAGTTGGCATGGATGGGAAATGTCGCGTGGAAACATCATTCAGGATGCTACTATATACGGTCAGGCAAAGAAGTTTGCCGAAAGTATTAGCTCAGGTGATGTAGTTGTTAAGCATACAGAGGGTTCTGAGCCTTCTGGTGATGATAACGTACCGTTCTAAACTTTAGAGGGTGGTGGGGTTACTCACCACCCTTGTTTATTGGAAAGACTATGACAAATCATACAAAAAAATTTGCTTCCATATTTGACGGTTTAAAGCTCGCTTACGGCACGTTTAAGATAGAAAAGAAACAATTAAACGGTAAGAGCACGGGCCGAGCTGCGATTATACGCGAAACACGGACCACGGAATTATGGGAAGGACACCTCTCCGGCAAGGGAAGAGGTGTGGGTATCATACCTATAAACGAAGATAATAAATGTGTATGGGGTTGCATCGACGTAGATCAATATCCCCTGGACCATAAGTTATTAATAAAGAAAATAAGAAAGATAAAGCTGCCTTTGGTGATATGCCGGTCCAAATCCGGTGGAGCACATTGTTTTTTATTTGCAACCGATTGGATTGATGCCAAGGATATGCAAGAAACACTACAACAGATATCAGCTGCTCTTGGTTATGGCGGCAGTGAAATCTTTCCAAAGCAGATAAAACTTAACCTAGATAGAGATGATGTTGGTAACTTCCTTAATCTACCGTACTTCGATGCGGAAGAGGGCCTGCGGTATGCTATCAAAGATGACGGCACAAGCGCCACGCTTGAAGAGTTCATAGCCCTATACGAAAAGCATAAGCAAACGCCCGAGCAGATAACTAAGCTACAGTTAGGCGAGGATAAAAAGCAGAACACCATGAACGACGGTCCCCCTTGTCTGCAAATACTGGCAAGAAATAAAATATCAGAGGGCGGTAGAAACAATGGCTTGTTTAACCTTGGCGTATACTTGCGTAAAGCCTATCCCGATACATGGGACGCAGAGCTATTGACCTATAATATGCAGTATCTGGACCCACCTTTACCGCTAAGTGAGGTAAATATTGTCGCTAAGCAGTTGGAAAAGAAGGATTATGCGTACAAATGTAGTGATGCGCCTATTAATGCTCATTGTAATAAGACGTTGTGCCTAACAAGAGCCCACGGCATAGGTGCCGCGGTCCAAGGTGCCGTTATTGCCAACTTACGAAAGTATAATTCCATACCTCCCGTGTGGTTTTTAGATGTTAATGGTGAGCCCCTGGAGATGGATACCGATGCCCTTCAAAACCAAGCTACGTTTCAGAAATCATGTATGGAGCAGTTGAACTTCATGCCACGGTCCGTGAACAAACCCGTGTGGGAAAGCCGAATAGCGGCGCTTCTCGGTGAAATGCGTGACAATGATAGTGCTATTATAGAGGTGGCTGAAGATGCTAGTGTCACCGGACAGTTTTATGATTACTTAGAAGAGTTCTGTCAGCACAGACAACAAGCCGAGGATAAAGAAGAGATACTTCTAAAACGTCCTTGGACAGATGAGGACGAACAAAAAACCTATTTTAGGTTAAAAGATTTTGATGCGTATCTTAAACGTAATAAGTTTTTTGAATACAAAACGTATAAGATGGCTCAGAGGCTACGGGACAGAGGTGGCGAAAGTGTGGTACTAAAGATTAAGGGAAGACCCGTCCGTGTATGGCGGATACCTTCTTTTGATAATGGTGATATTACGCTCTCTGCACCTGATTTTGGTATAAATGAACAAAAAGAGGTATTCTAATGTTAAAAGCAGATGGTTTTGATAAAGCAGTTATAGGTGTAGGCAGCCGGTGTGGTCAAAAAGATATTATTGCCTATGACAGAGATGAGTGCATAGCTATATTATGCCGGCGTGATGGTATGTCCTACGAAGAAGCTGTGGAGTATTTTGATTTTAATACTGCCGGTGCCTGGGTCGGGGAAACCACGCCTATATTCATAAAGAGATATGGAAGTATGGAGGCTCTCGAGGATGCAATGGAAATATAAGGAGCGTAACAACGAGATATACGCTCTTAGAACAGATAAATTAATGACGCTTACGGCTATTGGTAAGATGTACGGTCTTACCCGTGAGAGAATCCGTGTAATTGTAAACAAAGTAGAAGAGAAGAATGCAAGCAAAGATCTTCAGAATATACGGTCCCCCGGGGACCGGGAAGACAACAACGCTATTGAATAAAGTGGACGAGGCGTTGAGCCAGGGCATTCTACCATCAAAAATAGGATACTTTGCCTTTACGCGACAAGCTGCCCACGAAGCAATAGAACGAGCGTGTCAACGGTTTGGCCTCGAAGAGAGCCAATTACCATGGTTTCGTACACTCCATAGCTTTGCCTTGCGTCTATCCGGCATCCGCAGCGAGCAAGTGATGCAATCAGAGCATTACAAAGAGCTCTCACAAGCCATAGGTATAGATATAGGGGTCGATAAAAGCAATTCAGAGGACAATATAATAGAATCTAACGCTGCTAATGACCCTTTTTTGGCTATTATCAACTTAGCTAGATTAAAAAAAGTGTCTTTACGCAAGGAATACAACAGTTCTAACACCGATATTGACTGGGTAACCCTGTCCTATGTGGCTGAAGCGCTTACAAACTACAAAAAAAGAATGAAACTATATGATTTTACCGATATGCTAGAGATGTTTGTAAATCAAAGTTCTATGTTCTGTCCCAATCTCAGCGTTAGTTTTATTGATGAAGCCCAGGATTTGTCGCCCCTACAATGGGACGTTGCTCATATTATAGAACAGCACTCTGATAAAATATACTGCGCCGGTGATGATGACCAGGCGATATATAAGTGGGCAGGCGCTGATGTAGATCATCTAATAGGGCTTAACGGGGGTTATGAAGTGCTTGAACAGTCCTATCGTGTGCCCCAAAGTGTTCATGCCCTGGCCTCGCGTATATCTAAGCGTATACATAAACGTGTGCCAAAGAGCTATTTGCCCAAGCCAGAAGAAGGTATCGTGAAGCGTGTTACAGACATAATGGACCTTGACCTATCCGAGGGGTCGTGGCTGATATTAGCCCAGGCTAACTATTTGCTGTATGATTGCGTCGATAACCTACGCAGTAGAGGACATCTTTTCGCCTATAACGGCACACGGTCCATATCGCAGAAGATAAGCGAGGCGGTTAACGGGTGGGAACAAATGCGTAAAGGTAAAGTAATAACAGCTCACGCTGCCCGAACCGTGTATAATTATATGTCCGTCGGTAACAGAGTGAAGCGCGGCTTTAAAAAGCTGCCCCATGTTATGGATGATGATCTACTAGGCTTAGAGGAATTACAGAAAAACCACGGGCTCTTAGCCACTAAGGATATGATATGGCACGAAGCCATGGATAAAATACCAGATGGAGAACGAGCTTACATCACCGCATTACTGCGGCGTGGTGAGAAATTTAATAGTACGCCCCGTATAGAACTATCCACGATTCACGGGTCAAAAGGCGGTGAAGCCGATAATGTTGTGTTGTTTACCGATGTATCTCCCGCAGCATCAAAAGCAGCAGAAGACGATCCAGACGAACTTCACCGGGTATTCTATGTGGGAGTAACAAGAACAAGACAAAATCTATATTTAATCGAGCCAGAAGACGCATTGAGGAGTTACAGCATATGAACAGGAAGCAAATACTAGCAAAAGCCGAGAAGATGATTAACGGTCCACGAGCCAAAGCCTACGGCGATGCTCACGAAAACCACAAGCGTATAGCTAAAATGTGGTCCGTAATACTCGAAAGAGAGGTTACCGTATCACAAGCCTACCAATGTATGATAGCCGTAAAGCTCTCACGGCTCATAGAAACACCGGACCATGAGGACAGTTGGCTCGATATCTGTGGCTACGGCGCCCTTGGTGGAGAAAAGTAATGGCGTTGCAGTTAGCGTTTGACACGCCAAAGTCTGAATGGGTGCCCCCTAGTGAGCTCCCAAACATCTTTGAGGCCAGGCAGATAGCCATAGATGTTGAAACCCGTGATCCAAACATAAAAAGCAGCGGTCCCGGATGGCCCACCGGCGATGGATACGTTGTCGGTTATGCCGTAGCCGTTGACGGGTGGTCCGGGTATCTACCCATACGCCATGAACATGGCGGTAACCTTGATGAACGCATCGTCAATAACTGGCTCAAGAAAGTATTTGAAAGCCCGGCAGATAAAATTATGCACAATGCCCAGTATGACGCCGGATGGATACGCCGCATGGGGTTTACTATCAAGGGACGCATTATAGATACCATGCTCATTGCCGCTTTACTTGATGAAAATCGGTTCAGCTACAGTCTTAATGCGCTCGCTTACGACTATCTGGGTAAGGTAAAGTCAGAGAAAGGGCTCGTAGAAGCCGCTAGAGGCTTTGGTTTAGACCCAAAAGCCGATATGTGGAAGATACCGGCTATGTATGTAGGTCCCTATGCCGAAGGAGATGCCGATCTAACCCTACAGTTGTGGAACTATTTCTCTGCTACTCTCTCCAAGGAAGAACTATGGCCCATCGCTAATCTTGAACTAGCGCTGCTGCCGTGCCTAATAGATATGACATGGCGCGGTGTCCGTGTTGACCAGGATAAGGTCGAGAGAACACGCAACACGCTTCTCAAACGTGAGAAAGAGTTATTAAAAAAGATAAAAAGTCTGGTGGGAACCGATATAGAGATATGGGCAGCAGCGTCCATATCAAAAGCATTTGATAAACTTAGTATAGACTATCCACGCACAGAAAAAGGCGCCCCGTCGTTCACGAAACAGTTTCTAACAGAACATCCCCACGAATTACCGCAACTAATCGTGCAAACACGCAACCTAAACAAAACTTCCGGCACGTTTATCAATACCATAATGAAGCATTGCCACTCCGATGGACGTATACATAGCCACATAAACCAAATTCGCTCTGATGATGGCGGCACCGTATCCGGTAGAATATCCATGAATAACCCTAACTTGCAGCAAATACCGGCTAGAGATCCAGAGTTAGGTCCTATGATTCGCTCTCTGTTTCTCCCCGAAGAAGGTGAACAATGGGCTGCTATAGATTACTCGCAGCAAGAACCACGCATCTTGGTCCATTATTCGTATATATATGGGCAAAGCCGAGGCATACCGCTTAAAGGTGTAGAAGAATTTGTCCACGGCTACCGGAACGACGCCAGTATGGATTTTCATACCATGGTAGCAGAAATGGCAAACATCCCCAGAAAACAAGCCAAGACAATTAATCTAGGGCTTATCTACGGCATGGGCGTTACAAAAATGTCAGAACAACTCGATATATCTATTGATGACGCTAAAGATCTAGTGCGCCAGTATAACGATAGAGTGCCCTTTGTCCGCGGACTAATGACCGGGGTGCAGAATAGACTCAACGAACAAGGCGGAACCGGGGCCATACGCTCTCTCCTGGGAAGAAAATGCCGGTTTGATCTATGGGAACCCGATACGTTTAAGATGAACAAAGCATTGCCGTACAAAGACGCCGTGCAAGAGTATGGGCCCACAACCAAATTAAAGCGAGCCTACAGTTATAAAGCGCTAAACAGACTCATACAAGCCTCCGCCGCCGATATGACCAAAAAAGCCATGGTTGATATATACAAAACCGGGCAGCTACCTCTTATCCAGATACATGATGAGATAGCTATGTCAGTAAAAAGCCAGAAAGATGCAAAAAACATTGCCAACATTATGGAAAATGCTGTAAAGTTGGAGATACCAAATAAGTGCGACGTTGAAATTGGCCCCGATTGGGGCTCTGCCAACTAAAATACTGCTTTTTTTCGTACTTTCCTTCCAACTAGCCCCGGTCCACGGGGCTTTTTTTGTTGATTTCAAATATATTATCCTATATAGTCTTGTAATTAAATCAAAAGGAATCCAAATGGATACAGATAAATGGAAATCAATAGTCACTCCAAAAGACATTTATAAGAAAATAAAGCAAGATGGAGCGGAAAGAGGTCGAACTATAGGTAGCCAACTGAAAATGATGGCGCTTTTGTACGATAAAGTTAAAGAAAAGTTAGATCCAAAGCCTCTTAAATAAAAAAAATTTGCTTATTTGTATGCGATATTACGGGATAAACTAAAAGAAAGGTTAGATATGACAACTAAAGCCCTATACTATGTATTGTACTTAATTACAGTACCCAACGTTCTAGCAGAGAAAGAAATAATGACGCACCGACTCGCTTTTGAGCAACAAGAAAACTGTCTGTACATGGCTCACTTATTAAAGCAAGAGTTAGATCCGTTTGCCAGAAAGCAGCAATGCCAGGAAAATATTGAGTACTACAAAGAAATGAGAATACCACTACCAAAACCAGAGATAATGCAATGAAACTAGAATATTTAGCTAACATAAACAATTTTATTAAAAAACAAACTACCGATCACTATGTACGGCACTTTAAAAAAGGTGTTGTAGAACAGTTTAAAACAATGATGCGCCGCAGAAAGAAAGCCGAAAAAGAAGAATACCTAAAAATAATGGACGATGAAGAAACAATTAAGCGCATTCAAGCGGATATAAATAAATTATTCATTACACCAGAGGAGTTTAATAATAAAAAACAAAAAAAAGACTTGTAATATCTTATATAGTCGCTTATATTAGCAGACATGGGGTTGTCATAGACCCTTTCCCGTAGTTAGAAGAGCCTCCTAGGAAACTAGGGGGCTTTTTTTGTTGTTGACACGGGTTTCTGTATGTGCTTATATGGGATAAAGTCACTAACTATGGAGAAAAAGAATGACTAAAACAAAAAATAAAAATGTTAAAACTATAAAAGTAACCGATTTTGATATCAAAAATATGTTGAACCTTGCCAATACAATAAAAAGCTTGCGTAACGACACCGCTGATCATTGCGATGTATCATATCGAAATATTCAAGATTTAGTACATAATATGTATCTTTTGACCAACATATTTAATTTTAAACAACCTAACTGTGACCACGGCCATCCAAATTATTATGCTGACTTTGAGATAGCGGAGAACGATAATGACATGGAATGAATTAATCAATGCTTTAAATAAAGTTACAGACGATGTATCATATATCGCAATAGATGATGATGGATATGTAACATTAAAAATAGGTAAAATAGATGAAAATAGCCCCATACCTACCGGCGTCTTACGGGAAATACTAGGACTCTAGTGGAACAGATACTTAGATATATTATAGAGTACGGGGACCGCGGACTACTGCCCAAGGATCACGAAACTGATAAAATTAGAAAAATAGCTAAGTATATACAGTACACGAACATCGTTCATATCGCCCAGGACTTCGAGAACCTGGCTGATATGATTATGAATGAGGATACCGATGAACACAAAAAACATTGATAAGGCGCAGCTAAAGTTAATTTTATCGCTAGAAATGAAAATACAAACTATTCTGGAGCAAACAGAAAAGAAAATATTAGATCTCAAAAAGAAAAATATACATAGCCCCAAAATATCGCCAGAAGAAGCATCCTATAATGTGGGCGCAGTAGAACATTTAACCAAAGTTGTTGAACTGTTAAGCAAAGATAGTAAGGATTTTGCCTGACGTATTTGTCATAAAACAAGTTCCCGGTCCTCTATACTACATAGAGGCTGCCGGTCATCCCGTCACCAATAAAGTAAAAAAGCTCGCGGACGCCGAACAAATGCTCAAGAAACAAAAAGAGTATAACGATGGTCGATTCCGAAACTCCTGGCATTTGTTGAAAAACTAAGGGGTTGACATTATCCTATAAGTATGTTATAATGGAGTTGTAGCTCGAAAAGGGCTCTTTGCTACTTGACATCGTTAAAAACAAATTCGTAGTCGGGATCGACGATAATCGAAATCTACAAAAATTATAAAATAGAAGGAAAAAAAATGACTAAAAGATCTATTGAAAGAAAAGCTGAAAAGTTTGATAAAATTATGGCAAGAAAAGTTAAAACTATTCTGTCAAAATTAGCAGAAAAAACTTTGTGGAATATTTTTGGAGATGCGTATGCTATTTTGCCAAAGAAATTTTTTACGTCAAAAGATAACTTTGAAGGTAAAGGTAATTTACCAAGAATGTATGTAGAAGACTTTGTTCACGTTTACAACAGTAAATCTATTGGTACAATTTATGTAAATGGTAACCCCGTAAAATCGTTAGAGGGTATATTAGCCGCCAGAATTGTAGAAGATTTAATAGACAAATTTGGTATAGAACACGAATCTACCGCTTTTTTGCATGGTAAGAAGGCAATTCATAGCATTAAAACGGGTGCTTTAATTGAATATTTAAAAAGCTAAAACCATGGGGCGGTAGCAATATCGCCCCTTTTTAGTTACATGGTTACATATATATAGCCAAAATAAAAAAAATATTTTTTTTCATTTGTACCCGTAACCGGTGTAACCGCGTAACCAGGCTCTGAAGCACCTTATTTATATATATATAATGGTTACACGAAAGTTACACTACTCAAAATAGAGGTGTAACCGGTTATTGTACAATATGTTATATAAGGGGCGTTTTGGTTTTTTATTTTTTTTTTTTCTGTCTATATATAAAGGGGATAAAAAGAAAATGGTTGACAAGCATAGGTAGAGTCCCATATCATCACATACACTAACTAAAAAGGAGAAAACTATGACAAATAAGCTAAAATATACTATTATTAAGTGTGAAAACGGCGTCGGTGAGTGGGAAATAGCAACTGATGACGGCGGTTTTGTAGAATCCACCGGTGAAACCTTTGATACCCGAGAAGAGGCTGAACGGCACATAAAGGACTTACAATTCGACGATAAACCCGTACTAGATGTAGGTAAATGGACGCAAATAAAGAAAGATTTGCTGCAATTAGTATATAAAAATGCTATTGATTCCGGCTACACAGAAAACCCAAACGACCCTTATACCTGGTCTAAGTTTAAAACTGACGATACTTTGGAAGAAATAGATAAGGTCCTTAGCGATCATTTTGTAAAAGATTTACCTAAAAACAGACCCACTCAAGTCTATCTTGATGTTAAGTGCGATAGCTTTGTGTCCCTGGAAACTAATTTAACTACTGAGTCTGCTGAACAAATGACAGAAGAAAGTATGTATGATTTCTTTGTGGATTTTTATAAAGAGAAAGCCATAGAGAAATATAAAAGACGCTTTGAGGACGCAGATTTTGTTTTTGAAGTAGATTTCCATTACGTCGAAGATAATTGAGGAGAATAAAGATGATTAAAATGTCAGACACACCGGCAAATCATGTTCATCTAGGTAAGGTTGGAAATCTTACAATATATCAAATTATGGATATGGATAATGATGGCTTAATTGACGAGCCGGATTTAATTGACAATCTTTGGAGTTATTTGTGTGACAGTCTTAAAATTAGAGCAAGAATGGAATATGACTGGAGCTTAGACCAACCTACTTACGTCGAACCAGATTTCATAATGGGGTGATTTTATGGATAAGAACAACGAAATTATTAATAGAATTAAAAAGATGTGTCGTGAAAGAACTCGAGAGATAAACCGGATTTATCATGGTGGCTTTTCCTCTAGGGAACAATGTAACTTTGATGGTCAGTTAAAGATTATGAAAGAAATAATGAAACTTACAGACAGAAGAAGGAGGTGATTAATATTTTTATGTTATTTAATTGGATAAGTTATTTGATGTATGGTCCGGAACACAAGGAATTGAGGAAGAGAGCGGACCGGCAATTTAAAAATAAAAGAAAATAAATACTAGCCCGTCACTTGACGGGCTTTTTTATTTATGATAACAGTTGACTTTATCCTATAAACTACGGAGAGAGAAATGTTAAAAACAGTTGAATATTCAAGAGGCAAAAAAACTAAGGGCTTAGCCATAACCTATCGTGCCGGCGGTAAAAACAAGTTTGGAACTTGTCCTTTAAGCTGCAAATTAAATGCGAGCGGTAAAGGTTGTAAACCCCAGGAAGTAGATAAGGAATATTTAGACGTTATTTGGAACAGTAAACCAAAAGACGGCGAGTCTTTTATATATACCCACTTTGACCCGAAAGTATGGTTTAAGGATTTTACCCAGGAAGAGCGAAATAATTTTGCCACAATAAATTATTCTGCGGACTCTATTGACCAGGTAGAGAAAGCAGTTAGAAATAATGTCCCGACAGTTTTTGTAGCTAAGAAAGATTTTTGGCGAGGAAAGAAAACCAGGACAGAAAAAGGAATTAAGATTGTGCGCTGCCCGGAAGAAACAAACCCGGACAAAATTTCGTGCATGACTTGTGGCTCTGAAAAACCTTTATGCGCCAGACATGACCGGGACTATGTTATTGGATTTACTGCACATGGTAACCAGAAGAATAAAATTGAACGCGACGAAAAAGGCGGGTGTTATGCTGACGGCGGCAACACTAGAATATGGTGGGACGAAACCGCTGACCAGGAGCAGAAAGAAACCGACGCTGAAGTTTTAAGAAAGTTTGTAAAATCATTACCGCCCAGGACAATATTAAGACACCATATTGCCGGAGATATTGGGAAGGAAAATAAACTATGAGCAATGAATGGGAAGTAGGTTTATCTAGCGTTTTCGATTTGACTACAGAAGAGGCACAAAAAGTTTATCGTATGAGTAATGAAGAAAAAAAAGAATGGCTACGCAAACAAGTAGATGAAGGCAATATCAGTATTGTTGAAATCTATAATCCTAAGCTAGATTCATATGAGCCAAATAATTACACTTGACTTAATCCCATATAATTATTAAGCTTAATTTTTTAACTATGGAGAAAACTATGAAATGTATTTTGTGCGAAGGCGAGATAGATAAAAAGTATAATGATGACGGCGTTATGTATTGGGATCAAGGCGAGAATGCTCAGCCCATAGCAGACGGACAATGTTGTTTGAAATGTAATAACCATGTAGTTATTCCAGGAAGAGTTGTTCAGTTTACTGTACTTAATAAAATATCAAAGCTTAAAGAAAGAGTTAAGGAGCTGAGCAAAGGACTAACTAGAACAGAGCCAAAGCACCGCAACAAAAGGAGAAATGTTGCGCTGCTTAAAGATGTTATTGACCTGGAAGAAAAATATCTTGATAAAAAAATTCAGCTTATTGCGTTAAGCTCAAGAGATGACGCAGAAGTTGATTTAAAAACTGTATTGTAAGGGGACAAATAAATGGAATGGAAATATGTAGTTTGGGTTGGTGGGTGTGATGATTATTACACCGACTATGCGCGAGCAAAAGAGCATTATGACGAATGGGTTGAAAAAGGATATGATGACGTAATTTTACAGGAGATTTGTTTAGATGGAATGGTGCAGCCAGGGGAATGCAAATAGCCCAAGTGTTGCTTTTATCGAAAGATAAAGATTAATAGAGGCTCTTGCGTCGGCGTTAACCTCTAAGCTCGAAAGAGAACTATTACCTGGGACAGTCCGACCTAAACAGATAAATTAGCCCTCACTTTTGTGGGGGCTTTTTTTATGCTTGCAACATATGGGATATTGTGAGATAAGAATATTGAGGGTTAATTGTGATCCTCATTTAACTACGGAGAAAATTATGGAAACATATACATATCAAACTGATGCCGCAGCTAAAGGCATTTCAAAAGAGGGTCAGATAGTCGCTAATAATTGGGCTAACCGACCGGCGGACGAAAGATTTCTTTCGTTAACTGATCTTATCGACGTTAAGCAAAATAAACATAATCTTATGACCGGTGGACTTGTAGACGTTAAGACCTCCAATTTTAAAGTAAGCGCTGAAGAAACCGGTACGGACCTAAAGCAAGGTAAAATTTTTATTGAGTATAAAGATGAAACCACCAACAAATGGTTTAAAACCGAGCCGACTAATTGGGCTTTTAACCAGGTATCGAGTTTAGGAAAAGCGCCTTCTTCCTATCTTAGAACTTTGCCGGCAACTTTATCAGCTGAAAATATTTTTTGGGGAATATCTCAAAATAGAAATAGACAGTTTGTTAAACCTTATGCGGCAGTACCTGGAGCAGCTGCGGAAGGTACACTTCACGCAATGACCGGTCCAGACTATGGAAGAATATATGATTATGAAGTTGCCACTTCAGTTAAAGAGGCAATCTATAATACTGACTTTAAAGTACCAGGAGCATTAACCGGTAATAATACCTATGATCCTTTTGTACCGGTAACAGCTGCAACGACTACATTGTTTGCCTCGGATAGAGATATATTTTTATTCCTGGTTGATGATTTAAACCCAATCGAAGTAGGCAAGTTAAAGAATGGTGACCCGGATTTAATGTTTAGAGGCTTTTACGTTTCTAATTCAGAAGTAGGCGCTAAATCTTTTAGACTTGGAACAATGTATTTAAGAGGCATATGTATGAACCGCTGCTTATGGGGAGTTGAGAACTTCCAGGAGATTAAAATTAATCATACTAAATTTGCCCTGGATAGATTCAGAGATGAAGTAGCCCCGGCGTTAAAAGTTTATAGCAGCGGAAACTCTAATGATTTAATTGAGGGCGTACAGAAGGCAAAAGCTCAGAAGATCGCAGAGAATGACCAGGAGATGCTCGAGTATTTTCAAAAGCGAGTAGGACTTTCTCAACGCATGAGTCAGCAAGCTTTGGATCGTCACCTGGAAGAGGAGCAAGAGCCGGCGAGAACTACCTGGGACGCCGTCCAATCAATAACCGCAATAGCTCGAGACATACCGCACCAGGATAACCGGTTCGAGCTCGAGAAAAAAGCCGGGCAGTTATTGGATAAGATACCCGCCTAGCAGCTGCACAAACACGCTTTAACTAGAGCCTCTATTTTTCGGAATAGGGGCTTTTTTTATTTAAGTTGATTAAATCGCATAGTTGCGCTTATAATCAGCCTAGGCACTAATGCTTTAATTAACTACGGAGAAAATTATGTACGACGCTTTTTACACACGCAAAGATAAACCGGGGGCACAATCTTTAGTACCACCTCGAGCAAGTATTTTAGATATTACCAGGCACATTATCGACCGGTCGAGAGGCTTTACTTTTGATTATAAAAAAACCGATCATAAGTTTTTGGAATCAATAGATCAGATAATAGTGATGAACGGGCGCAATTTATACGGCGTTTATACCTGGGAAAAAACTAAGCATCAGATGTGGAGTGATCCAAAAACGCACAAGCCCGGATACATGAAACTAGACAAGCAGCCGGTTTTAGCTTTACCAAATTTAAACGGCGGTCATCATTTGGTTATTAACCCCCGAGCAGCCACGATTGAAAAAAATATTCTCAAGCCTGCAGCGGTCTATACCTTCAAAAAAAATTTAGATGAATATTTAAATAATGTTCCCAGTCGAGTTAAAGGAGAGTTTACAAGCGCAGCTGCCACAAGCTCAGCCCCTGGCAATTTAGAGTTAAACGTAGTTGTACCGGCAGCAGCTCCGGAAGAGGCTTTAAACCTGCCCTGGGTCGCTAAGGTCAACGCCGGTTTAAATCAGTACGAGATCCGAACCAGTGACGGCAGCCGAACATTTCAGAGTTATAAACACCGGATTGTTTACCAAGATCCGACCGGTAAAACTTATCTTGACCGGATACATTGGTGTTTTAGCTCGACTACTTCAAAATATCGCTGCCTTTTTCTGAATGAGGATCGGAAGACAACCCAGGCGAAGATCGACAACGGAGAGTATACCCTGGTTAATTTAAACCCTGGCAGAGCAGCAGCCACAAGATGAGAGTAACACGACAACAACTCGAGCAGCTGCGCCGGTTCTACCTGGAGGCAAAAGAGCAGCGGAAATTTTCCGGCAGCTTTTTATCCTTCATTAGATCCACCAGGCAGCTGCTAGGCGGTGAAGGGGCTTTGATTATTAAAGCCCGTAATCAGTTTATAGTTATTGAAACCGACGGGCATTCACACACATAACCAAAGAAGGAGTTTTAAGAATGAAAAGTAAATTCGAAGAATATTTAAATAACCAGGGCTTTGCAGATACTAGAACGCCCAGGATCAGCGCAGCCCTCGAGCAGCTGCATGGGGCTATATGCTACCTGGACACATTCAACCTGGCGCTGCTTAAAAAGTATTATCCGGAGGCAATACCGCTTGCCCGTAAATATGCGAAACACTACCCGGTTGATAATCAACTAACTTGCAAACATTACGATTAATAAACCGAAAACTTTTAATAATTAAGCCCGTTTTAGTACGGGCTTTTTTTTGCCTTTTTAATAGTTAAACACGCCGAGGACCGCCGCCCAGGAGCAGCTCCAAACGTACCGGCAGCCGCAGATCCTGGCGCAGCTGCACCGGTTTCTGGTCCAGATCCTGGCGCAGCTCAGCGCAGATCCTGGCTAGATCCTGGCGCAGCTGCACCGAGAACCGGGAATAAAGCAGCGTTAATTTTGATGCAGCTGCACCGGTTTTTTTATTCAGGAGTTTTCGTTTTATGTTTCCGGATCAACATAATTTATGTTTCTCAATCGACATAAACCCCAGGACCTAGCGCAGCTGCTTGCGGTCTTTGGTCCACGTTTACCGGTCCTGGAGCGGTCCTGGTGGCGTGGTTGATGTTTAGGGACCCCCGTTTATCGGGTCAAGTTTTTAAGGCTTAAAACGGCGGTTTCCGATCCCAGGTTCGAGCGGCGCGGTTGTTGGCTACGCTTGCAAGGGCCATGTTTTTCACGAATAATTACCAGAAAAATCATATGAATGTTTC